GGCAGTGTCGCCGAGGGCGTGGCACGGGGTTTGAAACAATAAAAAGCGAGGCGTCCAATGAATAGTAAAGACGCACAAATCGAATACCTGCAAGTCGAGGTTGACCAGCTGCGAAAAGAAATCAAGCGATTGACAACGCCGACGCTGGACGGCAAGTGTGCCGTTTGCGGAGCCTACATCGGCGATACCACATACTACAAAATCACAGACGGAGAGAAAATAAAATGAGATTAACACACAAAGAAGAATTGGGTCAATTGACACAATCGCTATATACCACTACAACGCTGGTCTTACACGACATTGAGCGGCTATACTGCGAAAAAGTAGAGCGTATCGCTAAGCTAGAACACGCCCTGTATAATATGGCGTTTGCCTACGTCAACAAAGAACCCGAATCGCCACACCAGTTCGAAATCGACGCGATTGAGGAAACTAAGACATTGATTGACGTGCCGTTTCTGCGTTAAATCCAGTGCTTATGAAACTAAAGTTGCAAGACCGCGTTGCGTATATATCCGGTGATTTAAAATGACAATGTTAATTTTTCTAATTACTACGCTGGTCGGCCTTGAAGAACCCAAGTGGATTCGCACGCCTAAGTATCAATACTTCTGCACCCCACAACACGTTCACTTCATCGAGTATAAAAACTGGCGGGTTGAGGATGAGGGGAAGAAGTGGTTTGTGGACGCAACAATAATGAGCGTGTCGTATGAAACCGCCCTGCAAATGTTCGTGGCTGGTCATTTGACGCAGTACAACTTGGAAGACTTTTCGGTGTTGAGCCGCCACTGGCGACCGATTAAACCGGAACAGCCGCCGTTGCCGCAGCCGTCGCCAACACCGCAGCCGCCGCAGACGGCGGTGATATACTATGTCAAGAGCAAGACGAGCTGGATATATCATCTGCCGTCGTGCCGATACGCCAACGTCCTGATGCAGCGGATTGAGGCCGATGAGGCGGATAGCTTACAGCCGTGTAAGGCGTGCAAGCCGAATGAGCTGGACAGTATCCTCAAGGAGTTTTTGCCGCAATGAGTCAAGTGGAGCCGAATAATGACTATCGCATATACGAAGGGGATTGTTTGGAGATATTGCCGACACTGGCGGCAGACAGCGTCGATAGCGTTGTTACCGACCCGCCGTATGGGCTGACGTTTATGGGAAAAGACTGGGATAGGGGGGTACCCGGTGAACATTTCTGGAAAGAGATACTGCGGGTCGCAAAGCCAGGCGCACATCTGTTGGCGTTCGGAGGGACGCGCACGTACCATCGGCTTGTATGCGCTATCGAAGACGCAGGATGGGAGATACGCGATACGATAATGTGGGTGTACGGGAGCGGCTTTCCAAAATCCCTGAACGCGGGACGATTTGCCGAAAAATGGGACGGATGGGGAACTGCGCTGAAACCGGCGTGTGAGCCTATCTGTTTGGCGCGCAAGCCGCTGGAAGGTACCGTTATCGAGAACCTATCGCACTACGGCACTGGCGCGCTGAATATCAAAGCGTGTAAGGTAGGAACCGAATCTATGCTGGCGCATCACGCTCCGGCTGGGACGTTTGCCGGAGGGCCGGAAGGCAGGGGCAGCGATACACAGTATTACGAAAGTATCGGTCGCTGGCCGGCTAATCTCATACACGACGGAAGCGATGAAGCAGTATCGCTGTTTCCGTATCAGCGAAGCGGTACCCGAAGTTCCAACTATCGGATAGGCGGCGCGGATGGGTATATGCACAATCACGGCATTTACGGCAAATACAGAGCAAAACGGTATGCCGATGTCCCCGCCAGCGAAGGTTCAGCGGCTCGATTTTTTTACTGTGCTAAGGCCAACCAACAGGATAGAAACGAAGGGCTTGGCGGGGCTGACGGAGAGCATCGCACAAATAATCACCCGACGGTAAAGCCCACCGACTTGATGCGCTATCTATGTCGCCTCATCACGCCGCCCAACGGTATAGTGCTTGACCCTTTTATGGGTTCTGGAACCACGGGCAAGGCCTGTATGTTGGAAGGATTTCGGTTTATAGGCGTCGAACTGGACGCTACGTATATACGTATAGCAGAAGCGCGAATACAGCATAGCAGAAAAATAAGGGAATAGTTGCAATGAGCGAAAACAGAAGCAATACGATTGTATGCGGCGATGCGTTGACGGTGTTGCGGGAACTGCCTAATGCGTGTATGTGTATGTGCGTTACCAGCCCTCCGTATTGGGGCTTGCGGGATTACAAGGTGGATGGCCAAATCGGCCTTGAAAAGACGCCGGAAGAATATGTGGACAAGATGGTACAAGTCTTTCGTGAAGTGCGGCGCGTACTGCGGGACGACGGCACATTGTGGCTCAATCTTGGCGACAGCTACGTGTCGGCCAAAGGACGGTACTCATCCTCCGCGCAAACGCTAAGCGGCAAACATCGAGGGGAACCTATCGAAAATAACCGACCTGATTTGCGGGGCCATCCTTTACTTAAGGACAAAGACCTTGCCGGCATTCCGTGGCGGGTGGCGTTTGCGTTGCAGGCCGACGGCTGGTATTTGCGACAGGATATCATATGGCACAAACCCAATCCAATGCCGGAAAGTATCAGAGATAGATGTACAAAGGCGCACGAATATGTATTCCTGCTGTCAAAGAGGCCATACTACTACTTTGATTGGGAGGCATTAGCGGAAGAAGCGTCCTATGACGGCAGGCAGGATACCAAGATGAAGGGAAGCGTCAAGTATGCAAACGCACATTGTTATTTACCGAACGGACAGAATGGGCATGGAGCGCATAGCCGGGGACATGAACGGTGGCCGCTGGTAGCGGAGGACGGGACAAAACTGAGGCGCAGACGGTCGGTATGGACGATTGCACCGCGGCCTTACAAAGGAGCGCACTTTGCAACGTTCCCTGAGGAATTAGTTGAGTTGTGCATTAAAGCGGGTAGCCGCGCGTTGCTGGGGATTGTATTAGACCCGTTCATCGGAAGCGGGACGACAGCAGTGGCTGCCCTCCGTCTTAAGCGAAGGTTCTTCGGGATAGAGTTGAACCCCGCCTATGTGGAGTTGGCAAATCATCGGATAGAAACCTATCGTCGAGAAAGCGAGGTTATAAATGGCAATCGAACTGAAACCTATTAAGATATGCCGCAGATGCGGGACGCAATATCCGAGCAACAATTACTTCCGCCAAACGAACAAGAAATACCCATATCGTGACCCCGTGTGTCGGTATTGCAGGGACAAAGAGCGGACAGAGCGGCGGCGACAGGCGGCGGCGAAAGCCGTACATCAAGCTGCCGAGGTCGCCTCTACATCAGCGTGAATTGCGCTTCCAGCAGACTGCGCGCGGTGGGGTCTTCATCCAGCCGTTGCGCCATCTGACCGATAACGCTCTGGTCAAGGATAGCGCGGAACATCTCCCTGTCCTCTACGCGAAATCCTTTCATAATGCGCTCGATGCGCGCTTGATTGCGGCGGTCGTTGACCGCTTTGATGTCGGACTTTTTAACCTTCAGGTCCCCTAACTGTGGATATTTGCGTGTGAATTGCTTGTTGATGCGTTCGGCTAATTCCAATTCGTTATTGGCGACCGCCTCCAGATAACGCCTGCGAAACTCGCGTATCTCTTCGCGATGTCGCAGAAGATATCGTGTCATCTGACGTTCGGCTTCTTGTCCCGCCTCCTGCAATCCCATTGCGCGCATTGCCAACTGCATCGGGGTCAGAGATGCCACAAGCATCCCTTTATCGTTGTAGAGCGGAATACGACCATCTGGGGTTCGATGGTTGTAGTCGGCATACTTCGGCGCTAAGGAACGGTAGGAGCGGCTTATTGCTAACCCGCCAGGAACGTGCATCTTCAGGACATCCCACAAGGGTTCTGTCGTTCCTCCGTATGCCGCTTTCATTACAGACCCGATACTGCCGACGAAGGGCGGGATGAATGGGAACGGATAGAACGCTCCGCTTTCGAAGGAGGGTTTCGGCAGCGCCTCCGCCATTAAGCTCCCGCTGAGGTCAAGCCCAAGCAGGTTCTTTCCCGCCGTATAGAGCGCCGTGGAGCCGATTAGCGACCGGCCCAGAATCCCCAACGAAGGAATATCCGGATTGGGACCCATCCGTACCGAACCCGCCAGAAACTCCAGATACCGCAGCGGAAAGTGCGCGTACTGGCGTAGCGGCGTCCACATCCCGCGTAGTATCTTAGGTTGACCAATAACGCCTCCGGTAAACTGTGTGTAGCGTACCATATCCCGCGCCCACTGACCCGCTTCATGGAGCGGGATACCTTCTTGTACGGCCTGATTCAGGAATGAATAGAACGACCATAATCGGTTAGTCTTTTCCGACATCGAAAACGGGAGCATTATCCCCTTCATCACCTTTGTATAGACGCTGGACGTGGCGCTGGCAATCGCCGACGCCATACCTTCCTTAGTGATGTCGCCGGACGCCATTGCCTGCGCGATACCCTCAGACCCAAACGCTGCATAGTATTCTTTGAATACCTTCTTGGTGGCCTCTTCTACTCCTTCCTTTGCCGCTATCTCCAGAAAGCGCGGCATACGGCGCCCTACGTCTTCCATACCCGCCAGCATCGCGCGGGGGCCGGCGACATTTATAGTGGTCAGGAACGGCTGCATCAGGTTCTTGGCCGCCGGAGAAATATTCATCCCCAACGTAGAGGCATAATACATAGAGGCGATTTTACCGCCCAGCGTCTTTTCCGAAAAACTTCCACGAGCGCCGGATAACCCCTCCAACAGCCACGCCTTAGTCTTTTCCGGTATCATCTTCTGGAGCTTGCCGCCCCCTACCAGCCACGCGGCAAACTTCTCGTTCATATCCAGCCACGTGCGATGCAGCATCCACTCCTTGGGGTGCTTAAACCCCCTCAGCATCGGCGCTAATTCCGTCTGCCAATCGTTGATTATCCAGTTTAGCGACCCTTTTGTTCCAGCTGGACCCTGCACAAGCGTCGAGGGGATAGTCGCTACAATACTGTCTAATATCTTCCCTGTGCCTTTTGTAATCCACCCATAGGTTGTCGCCGTCCCACTGATATACTTCGGGGTAATAGCTTTGAAATCCAGCGAATAGCGCACCGGAGCTCCGAGAATTGTACCCATCTCCGATATCATCGCCTCCATTGCCGCAGGGTCTGTTGCATTAGCAATTGCGCCAAGTTCCATCGACAACCGCTCAATGAAGGCGCGGTACCCCCCTATCTTCTCCAATTTCGACAAAATAGCTGGGTCAAACTTATTGATACCCGCTTCCACCAGCTTTTGGTCGTGCCATTGCCCATGCCGTATTAACTTATACAATACTTCTTTGGCCGTCTGAATATGCTCGCCCTCCACCTGCTTGAAGCGGTTGAAGACCTCCGGTTTGAACCAATCCTTAATCTGCTCCAGGTCGCTCATCAGCGGAAGCGCCTTATCATAGCGTGCTTTTAGAAACGGTCCAGTGTACCCTCCTGCGATATGATGTAGCGCCTTCTGGTACATCTTCTGCGTTAACCCGCCCACCCTCGAAATCCACGCCTCCGGACTGGTGCGTGTGGTAAGATGCGGGAAGTAATGCTCGATAATATCGACGCCTTTGGCGAACAAATCGCGGCGTATCCCCTCTTCCGTAATCCCTGTCTTAGCGCCTTCAAACAGCTTCTTGCCCATTTCTTCAAACAACGACCGCATCCGTTTCACTAACTCTGGCAGATGCTCGTTTTCCGCTTTCAGCTTTTCCGTCAGGTTCTCTATCAACGGTCCGCCCTTCAGCACAGCTTGCCCTCTGGCGGACGAAAATCCAAACAGTTTTGCCGACTGCGCTGCATCGCCGAATCCGTCCAGCGCCGCCCCCACCGCTACCACTTGTCGGCGCGTTAGCGGCGCTCCTGCCGTCGTAGTGTACCATTCCATTATGTTTTTGAATTTGTCCGAGAACTCTGTTGTAAAGGACGCCGTATCATCCAGATACTTGTTAATCCACGTCCAAAATCCCTTGTGGTGAAGCGCTCGGTATCCGGTCAACGGGCTGGATACATAGCGAAGCCATATCGGAACATCCCGTATAATACGGTTGCCTGCTTTGAACATCTCCCGCAATTCGTTGGCTTTTCCTACCCGTCCATACACCGGATGCAGCGCCATTGCCAAACCTATCCACATTACCGGATTAGTCGCCAAATCCCACGCCGTCTTAAGTATCGGATTCTTGGGTTCCTTCCCTCCCAGTATCCGCTTGCGGAAATGCTCCATCTGATTGGGGCTTAACCCTTCTGGGTCGAACATAGACTGAAACGCGGCTGGAATATCCAACCGCGCTAAGTTCGACACCGCCAGCCCCGGCCTGTCATATACAGCAATAGGGAAATCCGCCATTGCCTACCTCCCTATACGTTCTTCCCCACGCGCTAACATCTGCGCCAACAGAGCGTCGGCCCCCATCGCCCGCTGCATCACCAACGGCGCCATCTGTTCTCGATAGGCGCCCTGTGCATAATTCATCTTCATCATATTCTCTATCTCGCGCTGTTGCAAGTCACGCCCCAGCTCTTCCTTACGTCCCTTCAAGATACTATCCAACAGGGCGTACGCCGCCAGCCACCCCAATATCCCCGGACCGTGTCGGGTGAGCATCCGTTTTCCCTTCCGCAACAAGGTGCCCTTTTTATTCGCCGCGGTAGCCGTCGCCCCCGTATCTACGGCTGCAGCTCCTGCTGTTGCCGGACCTACGGGAATCGGCTCAGCTTTCCGAAATACGCCGGGGGATACATTCATCCCCGTCGTCCCCTCCTGCGGCAATCCTGGCCCCGCCGAAACCGGACCCCCTCCAGCTACATTAGCGCCAATGGCTCCTGCCATATCCCCTACGGCCTCTTCCGCTGCCTCATACGGAACCCTGCGCGCATACACCTGTTCCGCTATACGTGCCGCCAACGCTCCCGTTCCTCCCGCAGGCAATCCCTTCCTGCCGCTGGGTTGTACCGGTATCACGCGCGCCGGCCCGCTTGCTACTTTCTTACCTCGCTCTGCCACAGGAGGCAGCAGGCGGGACTCCTTAATCTTCTTAATGGTAGCTTCCAACCCTTTCTTTATGCGGGCGGCGTCCGTTCCCGGCTTAACCGGCCCCAACGCATCCAGATAATCCTGAAGCGATTGAAGTATCTGCTGGGAACTCTGCGGGTCGCCCTGTTGCAGTAGCTGTTCCAACAACTTGAACGGTATTTCCTGCGGGTTCGTAAACTTTCCCTTCGTTCGCACAACTCCCTTAATTAGCTGTGCAACCAAGTCCGGTGTGATAGGTTGTTTGTCTGCCATTGTTATCTTCTCCTATCCGACTATCGTCCAAGCATCTGAGCTAACGAAATCGGTTCTCTCGGCGCCGGTAAATACCCGCGACCTCTATCCTGCTGTGCCATTAACAACATCGCTAACAACTGCATTTGTTGTTCTCGTGATTTATCCTGCATTTCCCACAAGCGTGTTTCCTGCCGTACGCCGCGCGCTTCACGCATTCCTCTTTCATACATCCTCTCTTGCGCTTCCATCGCGCGCTGCTGCCCGACAGCCGACTGCCGCATCTGTCTTTCTTGCAGCTCCAACTGCTTCAACCCCAAGTTATATTCCCCTCTCGCACGCCGCTCCGACTGATAGGTATCATTGACCAGATAGGCCAACCCCAGCAAGGCAGGCACGCTCCACCTTCCTCTCAAAAAACGCATACCCCCTTGCCCTGCCGCCAACGCAGCGCCTTTCGCCGTCGGCACAACGCCCTTCGCTGCGCCCATCGCCGACTTCGCAGCCCCTGCAATCCCCGCCGTACCGCCTATCGCCATACCCCCTGCGGTCAACCCTGCAGCCGCCGCAATCGCCGCCAGTATCCACGTTGTCGCGCGTTCTCCTGGCGACATATTAGCCCACAACGTCTTATTATACTCGTTGCCCACCCCCATAGAACTCGCCAAAGGCGCAGGCAAGTAATCCGCCGGCGTGCGCTGGCTGAACTCCTTTCCCACTTCCGAAGCAATGTCGGGTATCGCCTTTACATAATCCATCGTACTCATCGTTCAGTCTCCTGACCGTGGTTCCAGATACCTGTTGGTTGACTGGGTTGCCACGATTCGCATATGCACTCTACTTGTTACCGCCGCGTCCGCCGGTAAACGCCGCCTTTCGCTCTCTGGTCGATAGCGGGCGTTGTTCGTCGTGGGGCTCCTCTGTACGCTTCTTGGCGCTGTTGCCGCTCGGCGCAGGAGCGGAGGCGGTTCTGCGGAGCATCGCCATTTGCTGACGAACCTGTTGTATCTGGTCTAACGCAGCTTTCTTTTCGGCGGGGGTGGTCGCTGTCTTCAACGCTTCCTGTGCTTGTGTGTACACGCCTCGTAGGGTATCGCGCATTTGCGTCATCAGCGCCGTACGAACATTCCCGCCGGATTGCTGTATCTGCGTCAAGATGGGCTCCACCTCCGGCGGCGGCGTCGGCGATACAACGGCATCGCTCATTTGCGATACAGCGTTTCGGACTTCTTCATCCGACAGGTTCTGCCCGCCGAACATCATCCGTACGGCCTGCACCATCGCCTCTTTCGCGCGACCGGCGGCCATCCGCACCTGCTGTTCCGCTTGCGGGCTGAGCATTCCCAGCGCCGGTTCCGCCGTTAATATCCGCCGCGTCAGCTCGTCCCCATACTGCGCCATTCGCTCTTTGTCTGTCAGTTGCCCGTTCTTCCATAGTTCCGACAGCTTTGCCTCCGGTCCTGCGTTGTTGTAGATATTCAACGCTTCTGCCATCTTGGGCTGGTAGTCTGTATTTCCGGTGTCGGTGGACATCTTCATCAACGCAAGATGGGCATCCTCGAATGCCTGTATGACATCGCCGTACGAAGAATCTGGAATACCCGCTTCCGACAGCGCGGCGCTTGTTATGTCTTTCATCGCCAATATCGCCGCAAGCTGCTGCGGCCCCAGCTGTTTGAGCAATTCAGGATTCCGCAGGTCGTCCAGTACGTTCAGCTTCCCGTTCGTGATGCGACGAAGCTGCCGTGTGATAGCCAGCGGGATACGCATTGTCGCCCGCATACGAGTTTGCGGGGACGCCGTTGCATCCTGAAGCATCGGGAGCGTGTTACGTATCTCTGTTGTGAGTTCGGATTCAAGCAGTTTCCGCTGCTGACTGTATATTGTCTGCAGGGCATCCCACTGTTTTGAGATGTTCCCCGCTTCCATCTGAAGCTTCTCCTGCGAGGCGCTTTGCTCTTGCATCGCCTGTGAATACTTGGTCAGTATCATCATTTGCAGATTTGTATTGTACTCGTTCAGCATCTGATGCTGGCGATAAATCTCTTCCTGCTTTTTCGTATAATCCTCCCATGTTTGTTTATCCCGCATATACTCACGATTGGCGCGTTCTTCTCGGAAGCGTTCCAATTCCATCTGGAAGCGTTGCGTCGCCTCTGTGTGCTGCCGCATAAACGCCTGCTCTCGAAGCTGTGCCGCCTGCTGGTACTCCAGTTGCTGTGATTGCATCTCCTTCTGATGGAGCATCTGCTGTTGGGCTAACCGTTCTGAGGACGCCAGTTGCTTTTTTTGCATTCTGATTTGCTGCGCCTGCATCGCCAACGCGTGCGCCCGCTGGCGGTCGGCCTCAATCACTTCCTGCAACGCAGGGTCCATCTGCCCTACTGCATATCCAGTACGCCCCACTACCGGTGCGTCGATTACTGTACCTCGTGCCATTGCTACTATCTCCTCTTAGGTCAGAGCCGCCATCAGCGACCCCATCTTGACTGTAAATACCGGCGCATTGGCAATCCAGTCCGCTAACATCGACTGGTTGTTCATTTTCAATTGCTCAATCGAAACCAGATAGTTTGCCGCCTGAAGCGAATACGCCTGGTCCGCCTGCGCCGCCGCCGTGTACACCTCTAATGCCATTTTTTCCTGATAATTCTCATACATCGCAAACTTCTGCCGCATATCCGCCTGCAACTGCGCGGAAGCCAATTGAATCTGCGATGCTACTTGCTCGTAGGAGGCGTTGATGCTGCTTTGCATCCCCGCCAGCGTCGCCATTTTGGATTGCCTGAACGACACCATTTCAGGGCTATTCGCCCCATACCGCCGCGCGATAACCGCTTCGGTATCGTTCATTTGCCCCAACGATGCCTGCACCGCCGCCTGCATCGCGTGCGCCTTAGAGAACTCGTGGTTTTTCAAAATATCCGTCGTCAGCAAATCCATCTGCCGCAGGGCGTCTTGCGTTCTCTGTCGTGCGGATTCCACATACTCGTCCGCTTTCGCCAACGCTCGCTCCCACAACCCGCTGACCTGCCCCATATTCGCCTGAAGCTGCGCTTGTATCCCACTCAACGCCGCTTCCTGTGCCTTGACGCCCTGTGCCAGCAAGTCGGTGCCCGCCCCGTATGCCTCCGCCTGACGCTTTGCGCTTTCCTGCTCCGTCATAAAATCCTTCAAAGCTCCCTCTGCGCGTACCCTACCCTGCTCTGTCATCCTCCTATATATATCCATCAGATTGTCGATGCTTTCAATTCCGGCTTGCTCCGCCATCCTCTTGACTCTCTCCGTTTCCATCGCCCTCTCGCCGCTCAGGTGGAAGGGCATCCCCATCGTCATCCTCGCCCTGCTCACCGGATCGGCCATCATCGATAGCGTAAAACCCCCCTTACCATCTGGAACCACGGTCCATCCTGTAGCACGCATGGACTCAAGATACTGCTTCTGAGAGGCCGTAACAGGTGCAGTTACAGTCCTTCCGCCGGCGCTGAGCGCAAGCTGCTCTATCGGTATTTGGGGGGCTGGGCTGGGGGTTACGAGTTGTGTTTGCCGGTTCTTAAGTGCGGTAATCTGTGTTTCCAGTTCCGGCGTTAAATATGGAGTCGCCATAATAATACCTCCCTTTCGGGTTCCCTATGTGGTTACTTTACGACTCATAGGCAGTATAACACCTATATCGGCTACTGTCAATTCAAATCTTACTTCTGTGCTGATGTGTTCAAGATACGGCTCTATGTCGATACCGTCTATCCGCAATGCGCCGACGGCCTCTGCGGGATTTTTGCTCAGTACAATAGAGGTTTGGCTGTCGCTGAGCGTCGAAGAGGAGTTCCTGTAGGCGCCGGCGCGCCACGGTACTGCGTCTGCCGCCGGTTCGTGTCCTTCCAAGTAGGACAGTTTAACAGAGGCGCTGGTCATCACAACACGCGACATTTCTGGTAATTGGCTGTACGACCTCCGTTCAATACCTGCCGGAATATAGCGGATAGCTGGCATCCGTATTTTACATACCACAGGGGCCAGTGTGACGACGGTGTCTGCCGCAATGGTACTCCACGGGATGCTTATGCCAAATAACGGCTCTACCGTGATAGAGTCGAATTGTACACCCGTAATACGAACGGGAAGACTTTGGGTCGGCAGGTGGAGATAAGCGTGCATCCCCACCAATTGGAACGCGTGGTCGGTTAATGGACGAGAGGTTTCTCCGTACACACGGATAAAACCGGTGGATTCCGATACACTGACAACCCGCATATCCAGCGTATCGTTGACGCCGGCCATTGAGGTGTAATCGTCCTCCACCGTTTTCAGTGTATAGAGGCGCAGATGGGTGTTGCTCAGTGCGTAGAGGGTGCTGGTTACGACGCCGTCGCTGCCGGCGATGTGGGCTTCGGCGATTGCCGCAAAGGGCGCATTTTCTATCATACAAACCGATTGCGTGGTATGGTTAATCTGAAGCATCTGACATTTGATAGGATTCAGTATGTAGGAGGAATCCATCCTGCTATCATAGGCGCTCTGAAGGTAATGGAGGTCGTCCGCCCACAGCTCAGAGAAGATACGCATTGTACTGGCAACCTGCGCCATCTCCATAGACCCGCCGTGCACCATCATCAATCCATTGCGCGTCAGCAAAAGCAGGATATTCCCTACCGCGTGTGCGGCTTGTGGCGTAATACCGCCTCTCCCAAGATGATAGCGCGTGTAAATGAGGGGGTACCCTTCTGCAGCTTTTGAGGTTTGGAGAAGACAATTGCTGCAGATGACAACCATCGCATCCGCCACATTCACCATCCGTATTGGCGGCCCCTCTATAGGAAGTCCCCGCCGTTCGTTGTAGGTCGAGAAGTACTCGCCGCTGTCGTGCCGCAGCGAGCTATGGGAAATGTTCAGCCCATCGTTTTCGCTGGCAGGCTGTGTTACGAACGTGATATTCTCGTAGCGAACAATCGCCCGTCCAGCCGGTACTGCTTTGACAACATCCGTAGTGGGATTGTAGGGGGTCTGGAACAATAGCGATTGGTCGAATAATTTGCCTACTTGTATCTCCACATTGTTCCAGTCTGTACTTGTCGCCGGCACCGAAATCTCTTGCTCTTTGTAGAGATACCCCGCCATCTGTGCAAACAGCGCCTGTTGGCCTAAGTCGATAGTGCGGAATATCTCTATGGTATCCCAACGCGCGGCCATTTGCGCGTATGTTTCCCCGTACTGCGCCGACACCGACGACCACTGCGGAAGCCCTATTGTTATCTTACAATACCGCTCTGGAACATCCACGACAGCGCCCCCTCCGCTGAGTGTATTGCCGGATACAGACAGGTCGTTCTGTTCTGTACCCACTTCCGTAACCTGCAATGCTATAGTATTCCCATCGGCGCCGGGGATACGCGCTGTCAGCGCCAACGTTATCTGCCCCGGTACCGCTGTCGCAGCCCCTTCGGTGTTAGCGTTAATAGCCGCCGCCAGTCGGCGCAACTGCTCTGGGACATTCAGGTTCAATCCAGCTATATTTACGCGTATGTTATTCCCCGCCACACTGTTGTTGGTATCCATTTCATATCTGTGACTTCCTATCCTGACGATGTCGCCGTCCACGAACTGCCCATCGTCACCCGAGTTCGTATTCACATAGACAGCGCCTGTTGCCCTGCTGGGTGCGCGATGGTCCAGCGTGATGGTCACTAACTCCGACATCGCGCCGACAATACCGCGTGCTTTGGATGCGAATCGCCACCCAATCTGGAACGTACCCATCCCGTTAAGATAGTGTTTCTGGGCTGTATCTACATCATTGCCCAGATGCTCCACCTGACCGCCGGGCTCCACATAGGGCCCGGCGCCCATTCCGGTCACCGTCCATGTTACCGGCGAGGCGTTCACATTGTTGACCATTACGGTTAGGATTTCAACGGAATCTATCGTGACATAGAATCGGTTATCGTCGCTGACACAATCCACCTTGTCAATCGACGCCAACGAGATAGCTTGTCGTATCCTGTATCTTTCCCAATCGCCCGCAACTCCGTTGACTTTCTTTTGATAATACCACCATACATCGTAATTGCCTTCAGGTAGTTCGGAATCCCGCAGCACTAATACAAATCCATCGAACGTCGTTGTGGCATCGTACCGAATATGCACGAAACGAAACAATCGAACGCGCCCGTTCCGCAAATCCCCGTACGGCGTGGTGCCGTTTCGCATATTTCCGACATAAGTCATCCCCAGAAACTTCCGCAGTCCGCCTGTAAACCGCCCGTCAAATCCAGCCAAATACCCAAACGAACCCGGCTTAACGCGGTTGGTAGGCACAGAGGCGTCCATATACGCCCCCTGCATTTCATATGTGATATAGGTATTGTCCGCCATAGACTACCTCTTTACTTCATTCGGTTGTTTATGCATCGGTCTATTATACATCCCTTCTGTAGATTCCTCAATCGACAACGCGTGACGGGCCACCCATTCCTCAAACGGCATTGTAGGAAACGCAGTCAAGCCGCTGTTAGGAGTGCAGTTTACAACCTGTAATCCTTTGCTGAGCATTATAGGATACAACTGCGCGCAAAATGCATTCATAAGGCGATACAACTCGTTATTGGATGCTATGCCGCTATCGGATTTGTTTTCCTCAAAGAAATACGGCTGTTCTTTGGTCATACGAAAATCGGCTCCTATAATTGCAATCTCTCGTATGCCTAATCGGTATAGTACGCACATCGCGCACATAAACGTGGAAACACGGTGCCCTCCTTTTCCATCCGGTATCCCCCAACTAATCGAGGTGCGGTCGAACCAATCGTGCGCTTCTGTGTGCGAGTTAATGCGATGGAAAAAAAGATTCGGGCAATCTCTGACCCATCGCGTCGGTTGAACATCTTCGGGCGTATAAGCGGCCTTATTATACGACTTCCGTGTAAACTTCATAATCTTGGGGTCTTCCCATATCGATGCCATAAACTTTGTCGGCGAATCCTGCGCGCACCATAGATTCGGCCTTATGATGTGCGACCCGTTGTTAATCCCCATCGTCACAAAACCCGGCTTATCCAACAAGTAAGGGTCCACCTGCTCGGCGCTTGGCCCGTTGCATATCAGCACTGCCGCCTTCCCCAAAAACAGATTGTCCAGCCCCGCTGGAGTTCCCCCGGGTCGCGTAAATAGCGGTTCTACTTGTTTTGCAGGATGTGTCATCATCGCTGTATCTTTCTCGTTAATAACAACAGTTGTCCAGATGTTTTCCTTACCGTATAGTACGGAAGCAGATACGTTTTGATATAGTCACAATCTGGGCTTCGCTGTGCATCGTGCGCTATCACATAGTAGGGGCCTCTTTGTCCCACTGCCGCATAAACAGGCCGCCGATTTCTACCCCCCCGCGGTCCGTCGATAAACACCGCATCATAGGGCGATAAGTTGGGTACGTCTATTCCATCCCATAGCTGTACGATACCCGTCTTCTGCATCCATTCTTCTGTATGTTTTTTCCATATCGGCGATGTTTCGTAACTGACCGCCAATCGCCCGACGGTGTCCAGCAATATAGTAGTTAATCCAGACCCGAACTCACAGAGACGTTGTATCCCCATTTTATGCGCCCACTTCAGCAATCGCATCCATTCACGCCGCTCCAACGACCACCCCTTCCTATGCGTGCAATATGTCGTATATATCCGGTGTATCTCTCCAAAGTCAACCCGAATACACGGTCGAAACGGCTCCAAACGCTCTGGCACAACAGCGCTCGGATTTCGCAGATATTCCCGACTGATGTGGTAAGACAACCCAAGCCGGTACACATAGGTAGGCGGCCACATCATGTTGGCCCCTTTATATTCTCGGAATGTGTTTTTAATATGCACATCAAACGAACCATTGCTTAAGAGTCGCAGTATATACCCCCGCAAAAACTCCCTCTGTGCGTTGGTTAGCGGCGTATATAAGCAGCGTACCCAGCTCGGGGAGAACTCCTGTATCGGCGTATTCTTGGCTGCCGCCATCGCATACGCGCTGCGCACGCACCACCCGTCCTTTTCCCATAACTGTTCTCTATCTATCACGGGCAAGGCGGCTTTAACCATTGTTTCTACGTGATGCGGAAAAATAAGGTCATCCGAATCCAACGTACACCACAACCCCTCTTGTATCTGTTCCACCGACCACAGCAATTGGTACGGAAATCTGGGAAACGGCTCCACGTTGAAAATACGCACCCGTGCATCCGGTATCGCCAACCGCACGCCATCAGGATGCGTACATACAACATGTACCCGTATATTCTTATACGTCTGATTCAGCGCGCACCACAACGCTTCTTCCAACAAGTTGGGGCACCGCCCATCCGTGTTGATGATAATCGTTACCAACGGCTCTTCTGTCTTCTGCATACTACCATTTCCCTAACGGACAGCTCGCTGTCGCCCATCTCCGTTTCACGTTCAGATAACACCCACACTTACGACACCGTATCTTGTCCGGCATATACCATTCACATTCCTCGCATATCGCCTTAAGCCGCTCCACTTCTTCCGGCGTTCGCTGCGGATTGCCCGCCGCTATCTGCTGCAGCGCCGCCGACGCCACCGACTTTATCTGCTCTGCCAACGGCGGCAGGTCGCCTACGCCGCCAACCATACGCTCGCACGCCATATCTACACAGAACGAGTGGTATATCCACGCATTCTTATACGCGCAGAAGAATCTGGATTTATCTTTATTTTTTTGCTTGATTTCACACTGCATATATCTAACTAACGCGAAAACGTAACAGTAAGCGACGCCTCATTCAAACACTCGCCTATCCAGTTGGCACAACCGCCCCCTTCTGTCACACAGAAACCAGCACAACTACCACCTGGATAGACAGGGAGAGTATAAGATTTCCCACGAATATCAAAGATACCTGTTGCGCTTGTTTCAACTTCTCCAGATACACCGAAAGACGGAACTTCTAAAGGCGGAACTGTATTACGAAAGTACGTTGCACCCAGCATTAACTTATAGACACCGCCAGAAAACACAGAAGACACAGATACATACCCATAGGGAGGATGCCCCCACCATTCGGCCCTACCATAAGAGCTTCCAACACATGGGGATTCTGAGTACATATTCTTTACTCGATATAGAATAAGGTCCGCTTCAAGGTCTGGAGGAAACGTGTACCCCCACGTACATTGCGACGAGCTGTTATATGGACAATGCACACTCACCCCATTTATGTCATAGAAATCTGAGTAGTTATGTACACATCCAGGACCGCCACACGCGTCACAATATAAAACACCGCTCGGCGTAACTGTAGCCGAACGTGGCGTTGCAACCAAAATAGGACACGGGTTCGCTACTCCAACACTGCTGCTGCTGCTACTACTACTACTGCTACTACTACTACTACTCGATGAAGACGACGATGATGACGAGGAGGAGGAAGAACTCGATGATGACGAGGATGACGACGACGAAGAAGTCAAAGAAGAAGACTGAAAACCATCGGATGACGGAGGTTCTGAGGATGAGGGCGAACTTGATTCCTCACAATCATCTGTACATGCGCTATAGGAAGTATATAGTGTTGTATAAACCAATTCCTCTCTTTCATAATAACTAACCAACCCCGGTTCTCCAACTGGACGACAGCACGCAGCAGGCGTTGGATAATAAACATAACCCCAATTACCCTGCGGCACGCACCGTCTTTCTGTATAATAAGGGGTACCACTACAATCCCTATCTTCGGCGTTGTACTTGTTATTCTCCCAACACTCCCAGAACGCGCTCCTACATTCCGTGTAGCAAGCGCCGGCGGTCGGATACGTATCCGGCATCAATACCCACTTGGACGACATTCCACAATGAGTATGGGGTATGCACGTATCGCCCGTTCCACCCGGCAATACACCCTCTGGTAAGCATAGGTGCGATTCCAGATAATAAGGAGGGCTCCCGCACCAGGTATTTGCAAACACATATTTCTTCCAACAACGATATACAACTTCACTACTGCTGCTGCTATCGCCGCTCGGCTCACTACTTGAAGGCGGAAACGACGGCAGCTCTGTAGAGGTCTGGATACCCCCCTGTGTGGACGACGGCGATTGATAATACGACGAGAAATCCGATGAAGGCGTGCTTCCACCGCCCGTGGTTCCAGATGGTATAGCGGGTGCAACAGGAGCCGGGGTGCCTCTGTATTTTGGTATCGTCAGCGCGGGGATAGGCATTTGGGGGAGGCCGTCAAAGGGGTTCATCTGCGGAATCAGCGCCGCAAACTTCGAGGCGATGTCCCCAAACGACAGGTCGTCTATATACCCCAACATCCCTTGTATTTGCCCGTCTGGACTTTTGGCGTAGAGGAACGTTGTGTCCATACCTGCATCTGCCTGCTGAACCATATCTGGAACCACGATCGGACGTACTGCGGCTCCAGCTCCAGTCAGCGGGCGCAGTCGCAGTCCGCGGTTTCCTGCCGGTGCACTGTGGTAATCGCCGGTAGGCGGGGTGGTAGGGATATACCGAACGTTATGCCCGCTCTGGGTGAATTGCTGCGCCATTGGTTATCCCCTTGTCATATAACGTCTGCGGTCGTGTGTATCGCCTCGTACTTTCAGGGATTCGTCCACTCGGGAATAGAATGCGTTCAGGCGCACGACGCGCATCCCATCGGCATACATCCGAGCCAGCTCTCGTGCGCGGGAGGTGTGGCCCTCGATTCCCGCTATCCAGCGCGCTACGTAGAGGCCGACGACGTGGTCAAGTCCAATGTAGATAAGCGGGGCTATCTCATAGAGCGCATTGTTCGGGCCGCCCAGCGGCGCGTTGTCAATGGGCGTCTGGAGGGTGGCCTGTCGTGTATCGCGATTGTAGGCGACAATAAGGTGTTCTTCCATTCCGCTGTACCCATCCGACCCTACGACACGGATAAGCGAGCCGATATAGGCGTGACGACGGGTATCCAACGCCCCCAATAACAGGGTGTGCTGTTGCGGCAGGGTTATCGTCTTGCGGTCTTCAGATACAGCCGTACTACTGAACGTTCCGATGTGGAAGGTAGCCGCGCCTCCTGGAAGACACTCCACCGTAAGCTCGGTGCCGGCCAGTTCGTCTGGGTTCGGGACAATGAGCGTCGTCCCCTCTATCCGTACACCGGGTCCGTAGGGGCTGTACCGGCTGCGGCTGTGCCAGAACAAACGTCCCTTGAAGTTGTCTTCCTCGAACACGGAGTGGACGCCTGCAATATGGTAGGGGAGGGGGTATTCGTGTTTCCCCGCTTCCAGTGTTACAGGGAATGGAATAACAACCGGAGATTGCGCATTGCGGCGCAGTTCTCCCAGTACCATCGTGTACGCCTGTTGTATCTTATCCAGAAGCATAGCGTCCGTGTACTTGGCGCTGACCCCCGGCTCGTCGATATTCGTACGCGCTTCCTGTACCGCGCGGTAGAGAAACAGCCGCGATACGTTGTAGTCAGACAGCGGCATAAGTTACCTCGCTTTCGGGGTTATTTTAGGTGCGGATATACCTCTGGGTTGACCGCCTTATACCCACCGACAACGCGCCCAATGCGCTGTGCACCGTCGGGTCCTAACACTCGTGTGTAGGCGCCGCCGCTGTATGAAAACAACAGCACATCACACACGTGGTCGATAGCCATCCCATCCGGTCGTTTCAGTAGAAACCCCCCTGTATGCGTAAGGGCATTGCCTAAGGGCACCATCAACTCCGCCTGTGTTGCGACTGCGGATTGTTCCTTAAACTTCTTATCGGCGGGGTGCCAGACCTTGCCCGTGAAGGGGTCCACCCAAATCGCGGCAGGGGCGTTTCCCAAATCGCCGCTGATAGGATAAATTGTTCCAATAATTCGTGTACTCATTGTTTATCTCCACATGCTCAGTTATCATAATCCAAACCCCAGTAGCGACGCAGCGCCACGCATATTACTGCCGCCGGATACGCCGGAGGACTGAATGTCTATCCAATGTCGCTGGATGGGATAACCGCCGTTAAACGGGCTTGCGATAACAGGCGATTTTGGCAGATACCATATCCTGTCAAAATCCAGCCCGACCAGAAAGCTCCGTTTTTTCATTTGCTCTGTCGTGCGCTGCTGCGTTGGCCTATCAGTGCATCCGGTGGTCTGCGTATCGTAATAGCAGTTCTCGACATAGCCGATGTTCTCATTTATCCCGTATTTTGTTCCCGCCGCCAGAGATATAGTCCCCGTGTTCAGGCAGGCTTTAATGTAATAATTCCCGTCTTGGCTTAACGCCGTAGCCGCAATCCCACCTGCTTTTACCACCGAGCCGGTTATACTGCCTGAAAAGATACAATCCTCGGCGCATATGGCTGAAGTAGTAGCACTAAAACCGCCATACAGCCCACCCACATGCGCTTTCGTTGACGAATTGCCGTACAAAGACCCGTTAAACAAACATCTCTTTATTCCGGTACCGTAAGGTTTATAACCAACAACACCGCTACCAACAAGACCACCGACAAAAGCGCCCGTTACAAACGACGAATTCGATTTTACGATGGCGTTGGACGAACACTCTTGGATTGATATCCTGAAACAGCTATTTGCTTCTCCGACAAAAGACCCAACTCTGTTGCCACCCTGCAATAAGCAGTCAATGGCGTGAACGTTTTGTATTGTAATTGGCTTAAAACTCGGAGTCACAAAATTCGCCGCCACCAAACCCGTGGTCCCCGTTATACCCCCAGTCCCAAAGCGGTACAGGCAACCGTTGGCAAAATACAAGTTTCGCACCACGCCGTTTTCGCCTAAATACCCAAACAGTCCGTGTTGTTCTGTCGTATTCGACCACTGGTATAAATGCCTAATCGTATAACCGCCGCCGTCCAGCGTACCGATAAAGGCCGCCCCCGACGTGCTGCAGACGCCCACATATCCGTTAGGCATCGTAGAGCCAAGATTGGCAATCTTGACCCACTTTGCGGAGTTCCACTCCTCGCCGGCGGTAATCTCCACTTTACACTGGTACACGCCGTCGGGCGTTGTGGTCGGGTACCGTACGACATCGCCGACCGCGTAGGTCGAAGCATTACTGTACAACGGCACTTCCGCCCGCACGAGTATCCAATTGTCGCTTTCAAACGATGCGCCCGACGTGTGCGCCTGCTTGCACTGATAGATGCTGCCGCCCGTGCGGACAACCTCCCACTTTTCATAGACAGTGGACGCCGCCCACGCCGGAGCCGCCTGCATTGTAGCCGAGGCGTCAATCTCGTTCTTCAAGACATACGTTTCCGCTCGTCCTGTCGTTTCAATCTGGACAAGCTCGAATAAATATCGCACTTCCATCGTTGACCCCATTTCTACAATAGGCATTAGTTTTTAACCTTACACACAACATTACCCAATTTGAATGTCTGCCCATACCCGTACAACACGCCATTGACGCTCACATAGTTATCATAAACGGTCGCCGGTTCTCCGTTAATGTTCATCTCATAACTGTGCGACACGGCTGGGATTTCCCAATGGTTACCCCGCACAAACACCGCATTCGGCAGATAAAGCAGTTTCGCCGGACTGCCGTTATCGTCTGGCGGGAAACCGTCAAACCAGTTATTCGGGTTATCGAGCAGCGATGGGTTGGAACGCACTTCTGACAACGAAATTGCGCTGTTAAAATGCTTGACGTTATTCCACGCTCGAGTATAGTGCGTCAAAAACCATTGGCGGAATTGATGCGTTTGCGACTTTGACGCGAATATCCCAAACCTGCCCGCCTGTAAGGCGCACGCCACAACGCCAACCGTATAAGGCGACGAAACCGATGTCCCACTGATAGACATATAATTCTCTTCTTCTTCAGACGGGCTTAGCAAATAAATGGCTGTATTAAGTTGCATCCCATAGGTTTTAGCTGTCTTGACACGATGTCCTGGCGCAAATACATCAACGATTGCGCCGTAATTGCTGAAATAGGCCAGCCGGTTCTGGATGTCGATTGCGCCTGCATTTAACGATGTGGACGGACGGATTTGCTGTGGGAACATCAGATATTGCTCTGCCGGCAACCGCATTTTACTGTTGCCAGCGGCGGCAACCCAAACAACCCCCGAATCATCCATCAATTCAGCAATATAACTGTAATACCGTGTTATTTCTTCTTGCTCCTGCGGCGTAAGTAGTCTTTTTTCCATCGTAATCGTCCAAGACATATTCGCAACGGTGGGTCGATTTATCTGATGTGCGAGTTTGAATTGATGAAATTGGATTACGTCTTCAATCGCCACAGCGACAGACGATGTTGATGCTCTTGTCGGCAGTAAATAAAGATGCGCCCCTTTTGCAATGCCGGACATTGTCCCCGCCGCACATCCTGCAACGCATTGGCCGTGCCGATAACGCGAGAAATATTCATTTGCCGACCAATATGATGCGTAATAATTGTTGGTTACGACAATACCATTGGAAGAAAAAAATGCAGGCCGGATGACCATTGCTCGACCGCCAAAACTATCCGCCATTGTATCCGTCACTGAAGTCCTGGCTACCATTACGCCGCCGGATTGATAGGGCAGAAGGTCGCTTTTTTTTGCATAATCAACGCGGTATTTGACGCTGCATGTCGATACCCGCTCCACCACAGACCCGCTCGGAGCCACGATATCGCCGACTATATTAGTTATCGTGAACCCTGTAACACCGCGTATGAACATATTTTTGAGTTCCGGCTGTGTTTGCAACGCCAGAAAGAACGCATCCAACCTTTCGGAAACGTCCTGTGTTTGTTCCAAATGAACAATGAACTCAACATTGTTTCTTGCATCCGGATTGCTCAACCACGTGTATTCGTCAATACCGACAATAGGGAACTGGTAGTTGTATGTATAGGCCGTTACACAATGCGGCCAGCCGTTTGTTTTATAACTGTTTCCGCTGTTTGGCAACTGATATGGGTAAAAATTGCCAAACAGCGGCTTGTTTGACAGTTGCAATTCTGAAATATCGTGCTGTATCGGCTCTGTATTGCACTCGCTGTTCCGCCCAAAATCGGCGTGCATCGGGTTAAACCCCGTGTCGATAATGCAAATATCGACGCCGTAGCCCGTGCAGATTGACCGGTATTCACCGACACGGTTGCAGATGTTGGCCAACGCCCAATAATCGTTCTCCGCCTCTGCAACGGCCTGCGTAAGTAGCAATTCCGCTTCAAAGTCGGGGAACACCCCACGCACGCCATCAATGCGACGCAGCGTTTCTACCATCGCCGCATCGCATTCAACGGTGCAGCTTTCTACAACGGGCTGGATAGACAGAATCGAAACCCCTGTCGCTTGTACACGCGGCAAGACAAGATTGAAGTCTTCTAAATCAACGATATAGCGTCGCTTTTCTGCCATTGGTTTTGACCCCAACACGCTCTTTACCCGCTAACCTCCGCCGCCCTGCAGATGACGCAACATCCAGACCGCCCCGTAAATCGCCCAGCCAGCGGCGTAGGCGCTTAAGGCAATCCCAGCGGCTTTTGTAACCAACGACACCATATTCCGGCGGATGTCCGACATCAGCTCCTTGTGCATCGCCAAATGCTCGCCCAAATCACGGCACGGGCTGTGGGTAAGGGCAAACTGCTCAAACTGCTGCTTGAGTTGTAAGTAGTCCCGACAGGGCTGCGGATGCTCAGGCCTGGCCTCCAACACAGCGACTGCCCGCGTCAGTTCCGTGATGTTGTGCGCTATATCCCGTATCTCTCCCTGCAACCGGATTATATCTCCTTTCGTTGCAGGTAACGACAATTCTTCTCCTGCCATTATCAAATCCTCGTTGCTATGTAGGTCGCGCATCGCAGGTTACCGTCCTCTATGCTTAAAGTATTCCACTTGTGCAAGCCGCTTCTTCGCTGCAGATTTGCTCACTGGTTTACTCAATCGCCTTCCCGACTTTGCTACGACAATATATTTTCCTTTGCCCACCGACTTAATCATACATCCTCGCTTTCCGCCCTCCCGGCACTACAATACTTGCTTTCCGCTGATGAAACAATCTTCCCGCTTTTTCCCGTTCTGCATCCGTCGTATTGCGTATTCTATCGTTTTCTTTCCCCCTCAAAATACGCGCAACATCGCTACGATACAACGGTTTCCATAGCTGCTGCAACAACCACTGTGCGCGTTGGTGTGTGAAGTTCGCTAACGAGTTATCGAGATTCATCACATCGACGAATCTCCCTGCGCCTACCCATTTAGCGATAACGAAGGTATTTTCTTTGCGGTGACGATAAACGAACAAATGAGGTGCAATCGCAGGCGGCGCTGCCTTCCTAATATAGTAACTCAACTCGGTGTTGAGTATTTCGTGCTGATGTGGGTCGTACTGACACGATTGAAGCATACAATATCCTCTCTGATAGGGGGATAGGCGGCCCGACACTATGCCGGGCCGCCACCGCCAGACCCCAAAACTATAAACCGCCCGTCGCTCGGTTATTCATTACCGCCGCTTAAGTCCGCTTCCGACAACCCAGCCAGCTTGACGCTGCGAACATCAATAGGGCAGACCAGAATATACTGCCAGAACGGCGCCTCAATCAGTTCCTGCGGCGCGCCTGTGCTTGACCGACCCGGCATAAAAATGCTGCTGGAGCCGGCCAGCGGAGCCATAAACTCCACTTCATTGCCTACACGAGCGTCTGTACCACCCACCGCCGGGGGAATATACCGCTGGACATTGCCACCCGCAAACTTCACTGCGTACAGACGACCTGCGATGCACAACGGGCTAATCAGCCAATTGAACTTACGTCCATTAAAGCTATAGCCCACATCGTCCCAGCCGCCCTGTACAGTCAGCGGTTTTCCCGTTCTATCGTAGAACTGCGTTTCATTCGCGCCGGTCAGCGTGTTCGACAGCGGCTGTTCCAAGTGCCGAATCGTAACCCCCATCGTAGTAATAATCGTATCCAACCGATTCCCCGCGTACGAATCAAGGAACCCGCCGATATACCGATTCATCACAACGTCTGTCAACGGCCCACCTACGTTGTCCACTACCAAACTCTTGAACTGGCTGTACACATCCAAATCCAAACACGGGTCGCCAGGCTGTCCGCCGAGGATGACGCCGCTGCTCTTAATCCAGTCTTCCAGACCCCAGCTTCTCATCTCGCGCGAGATGTTGGCCCCGCGAAGCGCTACGTGCTGTCCGTTCGTGAACGAAATACCGGAGATATTTGTCCCACGGACCGCCTGTATCGTAATCACGCCATACAGGTAATCCACGTCGGCGACAATCATCGGGCAATAGGTCGTGCCTACTACATTCCGAGGGTTCCCTGTCGGGGACCCAGACCCGTTGTCGGCGTAGATATCCACCATCATACCCACACGGAAGAACGCCGTTCTGCCTGTACCCGGTGCAACCGTAAACTTCAACGTGCCGTTGGACGCTCCTGCAGTACTCAGATTAGCCATTCGGCACAGGGTATTGGACGACCCCATAAAGAAACTAACCGCTTCTGTCTGCGCACGAAGGTCGCCGACCGCCTTAATATCCCGCACCACCTGCGCTACCTGCGAGGCATCCAACGCATCGGCGCTCATCCACGTAATGGGAATCGAGAAGTTACCCGTTGACTTGTGCAATTGCAATGTCCGCTTGAGGACGTACTGATGCGGCGCTTCAGCGGCGGCTGGAAACGGCGTCAGATTGCCTGCCGTATCATAATCCAGCACGCGGCTCTGCGGATACCGGGTCGAGTCGAACATTGCCGGTCCTGCCGGGTTAGCGTTGCCCATCAACCCCGCTACACCGGTACCAAATAAGTGGAGAACTTCCCATCCACGCCCAATCCCGCTTCGTTTTACGCCCATACTGGTACGCTTGATGTACTTATACACAGGCGCAATTTCAATCAGCGATTCATAAACTACAGAGGGAAGCTCTTCTCGGATAAGATTATCCAGAGCATCTATTGCGTATGCCATTTTACTACTCCTTATTCACTCAATACCTGTTTTGTTTCTGTACGTGAGCAAACAAGGTTACTACCCCTGCGGGTACGAATACCCTCCTCTACCTTCTTGACCCAATGCCTGTTCTGGATTTCATCGCCAGCCGTTGCAGGGTCGCTTGCACCCGATTATCGATATAATCAGGGTGTGACGAGGGAACTCGCTCGACAGGTTTGTCCGGTACGATGTACGGGTCCCAAGCTCCCGGTCCGAGTCCCACCATAGGGGGTTGCCCACCCGTGCTGCCGCGTGCCGGCTTACCCAGATTCTTTGCAACCGCTCGCAATCGTTGAGCGACCTCCTGCACCATCTGAGGGCCAAACGGCTTCCCGTCTGCTACAATCATCGTCCTTACCTTGTCTTCCGCTATTTCATAGAGCGTTTGTCGGATTTCCTCTTGCGAGTCGTCCGGCAACTCGCTTAACATTTTACTCAGAATAGGGTCGTTGTCAACCCCTTTTCTTGTTTCGGTAATAATTTTCTCCCGAATACTCTGCAGTTCATGCTCCTGCACGCTGTCCAACACCCGTTGTAATTCTGGAGCTAAGTCCTCTTTTTGTATCGGTTTACTGTTATTATCATTCATTCTGTGTCCTGTATTCCGTGCTGGTCTTGTTTGCTCTTCCAATTGCTCCATAAACGATTCTACCGCATCCGTACTTCCCCCCAGCATCCGCACAAACTCTTCAAGGTCCCGTCTATCGGGTACTCCACCCGACGCGGACGCCTCGTTAATCTTCTCCACCAATTCCAGCAAACGCATTCCGGCGGACGCCTTCCGACGCATTTCCGCCGCTTCCTCAAATCTACGCTGTGCTCCGGCTGCCTCCGACGCCTTCCGCCGTAGCTCTTCCAGCGTCATATACACCTCTTTCCCATCCACTTTTACGGGATACACAGCATCCTTCCCAGCCCCACTATCCTCCTTCCCCTGCTGCCCCTCTACTCTCTCTTTCCCATCTTCCCTCCCCCCTTCCTCCTGCATATTATCCTCCTGTTCGCCAGCCCCCCCGGCCCCGACTGCCCCTCCTATTCCCGTATCGGCAAAATACAGGCATCCGACCGTGGTTCCAGATACAGGTGGTTGTGCAAATAATGTGGGTATGCGGGAAGCGTGCGGGAGGCGCGCCGGCCCGCATACCGATGACCCGTCTAACACGAGAGGAGAAGAAAGACGGTCCGTTAGGTAGTCGCTATAGTGTCGTCTGTACATAGTATTTGAACCTTTCAAAAAATATTACGGTCTATTGCGGAAACGGTCCTCCGCCGCCTTGCCCCCCCATCATCTCCTGCATTCCCATTCCCATTCCCATTCCCATCGGGGACGCCGGCGACATACGCTGCTGTTGGGCGGCGTCCTCTGGATAGGGCATCTGGTCGGGCAGGGTATTGGCGCTACTGGTCAGATGCGCCTCATAGTGGGCGGCAAACGCATCTCGTACCTCCACAGACGCCAGATAAAACTCCGGTCTGCTCATAAAGTTCTGCAACACACGCAAGTGGACGCTGTGCATATCACGGTCGCTGACAATCACCTCCCCCGGCTTCTGCCCACCGCCAAAGAGGATGATATTCTCCAACGTCGCGCGGCGAAAGTTCTGCCATTCCGCTTCTCCGCCCACCGGCGTATCCAATCCCCTCTTGCGTACCTCAATCCGGTATTCAAACAAATCCATCACGCCCGTCGTCAGCGCCGTCAACAGGTCCTGCTTTTCCTTCTCGGCGCTCTTGGGCAGCATACTCCGAACGGTTACACGTACCTCATCATGAGCCGGTATTGCGGCATTGTCCAATTGCATCTGCCCTGTAGAGGGGTCCAGCGTAATCCCCATCAGAGAATCATCCAGATGTGTAATCTCCACCAGTCGGTCCTCCGTCCACACCAGCCGCGCCACATTCAGCGCCGCCTCATAGCATCCGATAAACGCATGCGACAGCGACGCCACCGTCGGGCTGATAGGCATATTGGACACCTCGTACAAGAACCCCAATCCAGACCCGCTATCCACCCTCCCCGGCGCCGCACCCCGCATCATCTCCGTCGGCTGGTTGCTCATCCGCTGCATCAGCTCCACCGCCACCTTCAGCGTATGCACCGGCGCTAATCCCGTATTGGCGGGCGCAATGTTGAACGGTTGTAGTTGATACGGACTGGTATAATCCGGTTCATACCGTATCCTGCGTATCCCATCCGTCCCGCGCATTACTTCTGTCGGTATCCCCAGCGTCGTCGGTTCGCACAATAGACCAAACGTATCGGCATCTTGCACATTCTGCAGGAGATTCGCCAGTGTATTTTCAATCTCCACGTTAATGGGCATCAGTATCGAACAGAACGACCGCCCCCAGAATCCGCCTGCCGGAATATCCCGCGCGATATGGATGGGCATCCGCATTCCCTTGCCGGACCAATTATTGTGGTGTATCTCCTTCTTCCCACACAGAATCGTATAATCCTTCAACATCCCATTGCCGTCGTCCGTCCATACTTCAACGAACATCACGGCTTTCTCTGTACTCTGTCGTCCCCCCCTTGTCTTGCGCGACGAGGACGACCCATACAACTCCTGTGTCGCATCTCCCATCGTCGAAATCGCGCCTGTAATCGACACCGCCTCCGTGAACGTCGCAAACGACTCGTGTGCGCTGGTGTTGGCAAACCCCACCGGCACCTCAATCGTCTGCATCTCGTCCCACACCTTCGCCGCAGGACCCGGCGCTACCGACAGTTGCTTTACCCACGACAGCGGCACCATGCGACAGCGGGCGATACCCCGTGTGTCGAACGGCTCAATCGGATTCGGCGGAAGCGGCACCAACTCCCACGGCGGCACAATATCTATCCCGATATGTTCGCTGTCCTTCCACACCGCCAACCCAATCGTCCCATACTTCAACAGCGACGGTATCGCCAGCAGTTTCCGTTGTTCCACATACGACTCCGGAAACAGATAATCCAGCACTACCTGACCTGTCGCCGCCTTCTGGAGGTCTTCCAACCCAATCCCACGCTTGGATACCGACGGCCTCAGGTCCGCCTGCATCAGCCGTCCTACCTGCGTCTGAAGCACACTGACAATATCGTCATACCGAAACTTCAGTTCGCCTTCCTGATTGTAGAAGTTGGCGTCCACCAGCCCCCTCTGATAATCCAACGCGCCGAACTCCCGTGCTCCCTGTAGGTAGTAGTGTATCAGCCACCACTCCACCTCCCGCACATGGCGTAGCTGTGTGCCTTCGTCAATCAGCCGATTCAACGCCTCTTCCCGTGCCGAGGCGTCTTTGGGTAATATCAGTACATCCGCCATTTTCGTTCATCCTTGTACCGTGGTTCCAGATTCATATTCGTATCCGATTTGGGTTATCGCTATGGGACGGTATCGCCGCCTATTATAGCACAGGGCGGCGGTTAGGGCAAGGCCGTCCCGCTTGGCTATTCCGGCGTGACAGGCGGTATTTCGGTACCGACACGCAACTGGACACGACTACGCTGTGCATCGGGTGTTTGTTCGCCGGATTCTGTACGGGGGTGTGCCGGAGAGTCCGGCATCAGCGGGTTGGGCGGGCGGTGCGCCGGATTGGGGGTAGTACCCATCGGGGCAGCGTTACCCTGCTGCCGTAGGGCTGCTGGCGGTATCGGCGCACGGGGGTGCTGTACGCCCAGCGGGATGAAGGTCTGCGCGTTCTTTTGCTTGCCGGACAGGTACGCCAGCGCCAACAATCCGGCGACCACGGCCACACAGCATAGGCAGGCGCAGAGGGCGATAGCCACCAGCGCCCAGTAGGTGATAGGGACATAAACAGTCTGTTCCATTGTGTTAATCCTTTCTGTACACAAGCGTAGGAATGTAAGCCCGCCTTGTTCGCACGATGCGAGAGGACGGGCGGTATTTCAATCCAGTTTCCCGCGCATAACGAAGCCCTGTCTGTGTGGGCCGCCCCACGGCGCGGTCGTGGTGGGCGGTGTAGATAGACTCCAATACTTCCGGGGTCAGACCCTGCACCCCGAAGGCGTTTATCAGCGGAAGCCCCTGCCATTCAAACTGACCCTCCCTCATATACTGTTCGAAGGTTTTCGGCGGCGTCACGGCGCTAACGTTTCCACCCGCTCCTCGCGCGTGGACAATATAGTGCGCCATCGCCACCGCGTCAATAGCGTCGTCGTGTTCCAGCAAGTTCAGGTCATAGGTAAAATCCTCCGTCTGCGCATATAGCATATTGAACGGCCATTTGTTCTTCAGATAGGCCGGATATTTGATGCGTCCCGTTTCAAAGCGCCACTCCAGCGTCATAATACGGTCTGCTTTCGATGCGCCGCCGCGTACCCCCGCATACTCAACAGGCACAATACGCGGCATCCAGCGGGCGTCGTCGCCCAACTCATCGCGATGGGCGGCGACGTAGGTCGTCAGCGAATCCACCAGCATAATTTGGCGGGAAACGCTCTCTATCCCTATCACGTGGACACGCCAGCGGGCGCCGAGGCGGAAGATATTGCGCATCAGTATCGCCTCCGGCGCACGGCCCATCCACATATCCAACACCCAAAGGATATTGCTCCGGTCGAATCCCATTACGGCGATGCACGAATAATCGTGGTGCGCCGACAGCCCGCGTGCGGGGTCGAAGGCAATGATGCGGTACATCTTGCTGAACACCTCGGACGCCTGCTGCCGCTGTTCGACGCCGGTTGAATCATACCATTTCAACAACGCCCCGCTGTTCAACGACAGCGGGCCGGTGGGCTTATCGTGTTCTACGGTGTACTCGTTCAGAAGCGGGTCTATGCGAAGCGTTCTATCTTGCGTCGAACCGGGGCGGTTCATATATTCGGACATAAAGTGGGCCTCGCCGATTTCCTCCCGCCGCACCCGAAGCGTACCTTCGTCCCACTTCTCCCCCCACAGCAGTTCGGTCTTTCCGGTCTGCGGGTCTTCCGATAAGGCGGAGTAAATGCGCCGGTTCCAATAGGTAAAGCGCTTGTCGTCCCCGTAGCAGGCGTGGCCGATAAACGACCGTCGCCCAATCAGCGTACCTATCCAGTAAATCCCCGAACCGCTTTCCAGCATCGGGATAATCTGCTTGAACAAAAACCCCTCGAATCTATCCCGCGCCACCAGTGCGCCGCCTTCGGTATCGGGGTCGTATTCAGGGTCGTCCAAGATGAACAAGTCCGGTCGTGCGCCGCGTTTGCGCCCCGTAACGCTGAACCCCTGTATCTTCGACCCATTCAATAACTGCAAGTGGTGGCGGTTCCAAATCGCCATACCTCGTTTGGGGCGTTGCAGGCCGAAGTCCTGAATGATGTAGGGGTTCTCCTGAAACTGCCGGTTGAAGATTTCGAACCTGTCCTCAATCAGCTTATCGGTCGCCATACCCAGCGCAATGCGGATATACGGGCGCGTCAGCATCAGCATCAGCGGAAGCTCTGTACCGATGATAACGCTCTTGGCATACCCACGCGGGGCCGCCACCAAATTGCGGGCGTATTCAGCGGCAAACCGAATGAGGTCGTAGTGGAACGGCGGGCTTTCGGCGTAGTTGTGGTAGAAGAACCCCGGTTCGGTGGGTATCAGATACATCCGGCGAAACAGCATCCACGCGCCGACGAACGCGTCTATAGTGTTCTGGGTGGAAACCGCCGCCAGCCGTGCGTTGCGCTTGCCGTCCTCGCTCAACTCGGGGTAATCCGCAGGTAGCGGCCAGTACGGGTTCTCGTCCACGTACTGCATTATCCGGTCAATCGTACTATACTCCGCGTTTTCGGGCGGCGACATATTCATCCGCACACTCCTGCAGGGTATCCCATACCGCACCCATCACCGCGACATAGGATAGCCATTCTGGATTGGAAATATTCGTTCTAAGCAGCACCAGATACAACGGCCATCGGGATTCCAGATACCCCGCGCTGTGGAGTTTATTGGTAATCCGCTGGATATAGTAATCCGGGTCGCCGTCCTTGGCGTGCGGCGTCCACCACGTGATATGTCGGCCCATCAGCAGACGCTCTTGTGTACTCAACCGGCGCAGCATACAAGCCACCCGATGCCGCGTCAGCTTAGACGCCCGTATTTTCTGCAACAACTGCAGCCCGCGGGGGGTAGGCCGTCCACCCAGCGTACTCCACATACTATCCAGGCCGGACTGTTTTACCCCCTTTCCACGCGCTTTGGCGGCGGTCGTCATTAGTGTTTCCGCTTCCACCTCCTGCAGCGAGGACGCCTCATTGCCCGTCAGATTCTCCGTCTGTGTTGTCGGTAATCCAATCCACATAGGAGGGAGCGGTTCGGGTGAACGCAAGTCCTCGGAGGCTTTCGTGTAGAACCCCTCCGTCGGCGGCGATGGCGGGTTGTTTGACAACAACGCACGCGCTCGTTGCTGCATCTGCGCTATCTGTTCGGTGGTTAGGTGTTTCTGGTCGTTCTCCATTCACACTATCCTTTCGTTGTGGTGTACATTTATCGTTATCCTGCTGTATAGGCGTTGTACAGGTAACCCCGTCGGTAGCGTCGCGGACAGGTATGGGTGAAGGAGAACAGAAGGAGGGTACGCTGTCCGACTGTCCGACGGGGCTTGGCTGTTGTGTCCCTATATCAGGCGATGTCGTGAACTCGACGTCCTTGACTGGAGGAAGCGGCGACTCATTTCGTAAACGCCGCACCGTCGCCGTAGCCGACACCGCCGACGATAACTTCTGGCGGGTCTTCTGCATCTGCTGTTCCAGCATTTGTTCCTGCCGCTTCATCGCCTCAAACTGTATCGCACGGTCAATGGCCTTGTTCACCCGTGTGTTGATAGCGTTCATTGCCGCTATTTTCACCGAGGGTTTATCCGACTGCCGCGCCATTTCAATCAGGGTTTCCAACTGCTCCTCTATCGTGTACCCCTGTTCCCGGAGTATCTTCTCAACCGCTGTGACTCGTGTGAAGTCCCCCACGCGATTTACGCGAAGCAACTGCCCTGTCAGGCCTTCTCGTTTCCGTCGTGCAAGATTATCGTTGCCCATACCCCTATACATACGTCCAGTCGTCCAGAATGTTCACCGTGGTTCCAGATGTATTTTGGGAATCGTCGCTATAGGGGAATCGGCACTGTGGGGAAACCATCGCTATAGGGTACTCGGCGCTATGGGGGAATCGGCGCTGTGGGGGTTAAGATGGGTAAGATAGTTGTGAAAAAAAGTACATATAACAGTGCTTTATTCACAATAAATCTTCTGTGGGTGTGGCTGGGGGTACCCCTGCACCCCCTATACACCCCCCAGAAAAAACGTAACTCCTTAATACTGCGTGAGATACACGCGTTTTTTCTGCGAAAATCTTCAGGGGGTGTGGTTTTCCCGACTATCGCGATTTCCAAAAAGGGGGGGTATATATTATTTATTTATTTATTTATTTACTTACTGCGCGTACATGTACTATTGTGCGCCTATAGTACGCGCGCTCCTATAGTATGCGCGCGCCTATAGTACATGCGCGCGCCGTAGCGCCCCCTGTAGGAGGGGGCGCTGGGCGGTGGGTGTGTTAGAACGGTCGTCCGGAGTCGTCGAATCCGGGGGTACCGGCTGCGGAGGCGGCCAGGTGTTCCAGTTCGGTATCCAGCATGGGAATCTCGTCGCCGCTGGCGGCCTGCTGCGTGGAGGCGGGGGCGGGGGAGGGGGCGGAGGAGGCGGAGGCGGAGCGCGGGCGCCGGCGGCGCAGGAGGTTGCGCGCTGTGTGTTTGTCGTTGTCGTATTCGGCGGCCTTCAGGATGGCCGCGTCGTCCAGCGTCGGGGCTTCGTAGGGGCTGTTCTGCGGGGCGGGTGCGACGCCGTACGCCTCCAGGCGCCGTTGGATGCCCCGACAGCGGCGGCATAGGAGGTCGAGGCCGTCGGGCTGTGAGGCGTCGGGGGCGAAGGCGACCTCAGACCGGTGGAATACACGCCCACACCATAGAGAGGCGCAGCGCTTGTACTTGTGGGTGCGGGGCGTCAGGTACCCGCTGGCATCGGACGGTCTGCTGAAGGGCGGGATGTCCATCGACGCTTGGATATGCTTGGCGTACTGTGTGCGAGCGAGGGCGAGGTGTTCCGGAAGGATATCCAGGGGCGTCGCGTAGCGCTTTTTCCACCGTTGTTTGTCCTTGTGGTGGTCGCACAGCACACAGATAGACATCATCCCGTCCGCGTGTGTCTTGTCGCGGTGGAAGAAGTCCGGCGTAGCGGGGTAGTACACAAAGGCGTTCAGGCGCCGGGAGCAGTTGGCGCAAACCTTGAAACGCTCTATATCGTCCAGCGGGTACTCGACGTAGCGTTTCGTTCCTGGATGATAGATGCGGGTGAACACGACCCGCGCGGTATTGGGGTGTAAGCGCACGGCGCGGGAAGGGGGCGGAAGCTTGGCGGCCAGTGACGCAAGCGGCATATCCCCCCCAACGCGGGATAGCAATTCAAGAGTAATTTTCGTGTTCTCACGGCTGTCTTTGAGCGGATTAACCCAGATAGTGTTCATCGCCATTATCGGCTCGTTGATGGTGTCGAGGTAATCGTCGGCATCATCGCTCATCGGCTGTAGTACTGTTACTACTTTCATTGTAAGCTCCACTGTAGGGTGTTGTCGTGCGGCTTTCGGCATCGACCGAGAACCTTATGGGGGCATACGCCACACCCCCCAAAATGTTCGCGTCTTTTTCGCCCGCTGCCGCCCCGCCGTCGCCTCGCTGTCGCTCACCGCCGCTCGCAGCCGCCGGACGCCGGCGCACCGCCACCGCCGAACGCCGCCCGCTACGCGTGGGTGTGGGGGGTGTATAAGTGCCACCCACACCCACAGACCACACCCACAGACGCACGAAAATCAGAAAAATCCGCATTTTTAGAGCGTTATAAGGGGTAGCCATACCACCTTTTTGGAGAGTGCGTTTTTTTAGTAGACATACTCCACCGACAACCACACCCACCCGCGCCCGCACGCGCCCGCCCGCGCCTGCCCCCACGCACGCGCCCCCGCCCGCAACCGGAGGCATGGGGGCATCTGGAACCACGGACCTCAGGAATTGCCCCACGTACTGCACGCACCGTACGCACCGCGCGGGGTGGGGGAGGGCGAAAATGTTACGGGGGGGAGTTAAGCGGGAGAGGGGTCTTTCCGCCACCTTCGCCACTCGCGCGTGGGGGTCAGGTGGGGTGGGGTGTCGCTGCTGGAGGGCGGGTTTTGGCGCGCGCTGCGGGCATTCTGGACAGGGATAGTCGATAGCAAGATTAGTACAAATGGAAACCGGAAAGCCGGATGTGCGTGAGCGCCCGGCGACCGGCACCCGGCACCCGGCGACCGGCGACCGAGTGCGTGATTCTCGTGGTTGCGGATGGACGATATCTTTTTTAGCGGGCCAAAAAAAAACGCCTGCAGGCCACCACGACCTGCAGGCGCCTTTAGAACTTTACAGGAGTTCCGGCTCCTCCTGCTGCGGCTCGGGCGGCAATACAAGGTATTGCCGACTATTCCGCCCGTCCGCAATGACCCGGGTGAACCGGGATGGAACATGTATGGCGTCTAACCCCACTTGGCGAAGTATTCGTTCGCCCGTGATGGGCTTGTTATAGCCCTGTAACCGGACGCCGGTTCCCCACATGGGGAACCCTCTCCTGATGGTGTGGGGTTGGCCCTTGAGGGGCACCCCATACAGTTTTTTCAATAGCGATTCCAGTTCCTGAATCTTCATTTCCGTTTCCATAATGTTACTCCTTTAAAAAAGGAAAGTTAACGTTTTGACCGGCCCCCCGCGGGCCGGTCTTATACTACATATATATACGGCACGCTCGCAGCTAAGTCAACTATTTTTCCCGCCCTCTCCCAAAATCGACAGCATAGTGTAACTCTACTATCTCCATCTACACCACCCTCTACCCTTCCCCACTACACCCCCCTTCCCTAATTGCCGACCCCCCGTGACCACATACCCACCTACTCCCCATCCCCACCAACAGGAATTACCACTCACCCACCCCCCTCCATCCCCTCCGCGCATAAAAATACCCCCCTGTACCTCCACAGTACAGAGGGGTAACGGCACCCCACAGGAACATACTATCCCTGCACGCCCCGTCCTCCCCACCCAAATAGCTCCCTCTCCCACCGCCTATTTCCCGCTATCGGCGCCCAATATCTCCCCACCAATCCCTGTATCTTCCCCCTCATGCCCTCCCTCTTCTTCTCCAATACCGCCCTCTCCGCCTCCCACGCAAAGGACACCTGTGCGGTCCTACTGTTCCCCTTGACCACTGTCCCCACCACCATCCGTGGCGTCCCCTCCCTGACCACCCCTACCCGCTGCTGCATTGTCGCCCGTGTGGGAGGTATATAGAAACATAACATACCCTCTTTCTCCTCTATCCCATACCCATCCTGGTACCCCCACTCCCATATCTGGTACGGCGAGAGTGAGTACCCCACCTCCGCATCAGGGCATAGCAGTACCTCCCCCTGATTGCACTCCACTGCCAACAGCCCCACCTTCTCCTTCTTCCACTCCCCATCCTCATAGTAGGGTGTCACCATCCCCGGCAACATCCACCCCATCTCCTCCCACCACCGCCATAGCTCTGTCAGCATCCTCCGAGCTACCGCCCTCTTCCTATCCCCCACCTCCCCCTCTTCCTCCTCCTGCCCCTCCGTGGCCCCTCCCCCCATACGTAGCATCTCATCCTGCCTAAGCATACGCCAATCCCATATCCCTGTCCACACCGTCGTATCCCCATCCCTGTACGACAGATGTACCGGTTCCAGCAGGGATACGGTATCCCGTACCCCATTGTCATTCTTATGTAACCCCAACACAGGTATGTTACGGCGTACCTCATTCCCCCACACATCCGGCACCAGTGAGAACACCCCTTTATCCCTCCCCTTCTCCATCATCCCCCACCACTGTTGCCGTGTATTGGCCACGGCTATCCCCACCCTGCGCAGCAGCTCCCTGTAGATATCCTCCGGTAGAGGATATATCGCTATCCCCTCCGCCATCGCCTCCAGGGTAGCAAACCCCCTCCTCACCAGGTGTGCCAAATGGGCGCCCTGCATCCCCCTATACGTCCTATACCACCCCTTCGCCCTCCGGATGGAGATACCGTCATCCTCCCCATACACAGTACTCGGCCCCGCAACCTTCACCCCCCCACTATACCGGGACCGGCTACTCCTCCTCGGGGCTATCACGTCACACATGTAGTCCGCAAGGGACTCCACCCCCAGGCACCTATTCCCACAGTACCCATTGAGGACGGGTACCGCTACCCCCTCCTCCGCCGTACCGAGTACCTCCGGCTGTACCCATATACCGAACCCCAGTACCATCACCGGCAATAGGGCATCCCACAGACTATCGGGTAACCCCACTACCACCACG